TCAATGACATAGCTGATCGTTCCTTTGTTCCAAAAGTAGGCAAACCAATCGCATAGAATATCGAAGCCCCAGACACTGAACTTGGGCACATCACGAATCAGCGGCACAAGCGCTTCCATGGTTTCCAAGTATTGGGGCGCGTGTTTCATTGGGCAATTAGCGGCATAGATTCAAAGGCGCTGGCCCGGATCTGGAACAGGCTCCAGTTGCCGGTCCCTTCCAGCTTGAACTGCAGTTCCGTGCAAATCCCGGTCTTTAACAGACCCACGGCTTGAATCTTGTAGCCTTCAATATCCAGATCGAAGGGGAACCCTGGAATGGTTAGACTGAGTAAATACGAATTGGTGGCTAGGTTTCTCCTTACCAGTTCCGCGCCGCGATCGGCAATCGCCGTCACGGTCACCGGATCAACACTGCTTAAGAATTGGAACCTGGCCGAATGCGGACGAACCTGGGCAATGTCCTCGTTAAAAGTAAATGAGCGGCTTAAGAGCCAGGAATCATAGGTCTGGGCCGAACTATCAAGGTTCTTGTCGTAATATTGACCCTCAAGCGGATACGTGAACCGCGAGATAATGCCGTCTTTTGTTATCACTAACAAGACGGTGTAGTTCACATCAGTCCGGTCACGCGCCAAATCACGCGCCCCCACATCGTTTGCGCCAATGGTAAAACTCCACAGTCCCTGCCATCGCTTCAGCGGTACTGAGTAAATCAGCATGAAATTGTTGGAGGGAGAATTATCCAGCGGCACGCTCAAGATATAGAGCCTGTTCCAATAGGTCGCGCGCGCATTATCGGCTGCCGCCCAATTGATCCGGTCAATGTAGCCTTGCACATCCAAACTGATCGGCAGCCAAACCCCTTCCTGGTTGCTGGCCGGCGCCTGGCTTAAAGCGTACACCCCGCGCCCGGTCTCGCTTAAAAAATAAAGATCAGCTTCGCATTGGGCAATCGTTCCCTGACACCGGTTCCCAACCGTTGCACTAATCTGATTCACGCTCCAATTAGGCACACTCAATCCCGGTCCGGTCTCAATCAACCAAGTCGATCCATTACGGAACACCGCTATCTTCTGGTCTTGCCACAACGCCTGCCCGGTAATGGTGTCCGAAGCGATCGGGTCAAGAGTCACACTTCCATTAACAGGATCAACATATTCAGGATTGAGAACATCGGAAATCACCAAAGTATTCTTGTAAACATAAATCAATCGCCCAAGAGCCCAAATCGGGTAAAGCGCAGTCGGATATTGGGATAAAAGCGTCACTGTCCCAAAACCGACTGCCGGGTCGTATTTGTTCAGTGTCGATCCGCTGGAGAAATAAAGCACCGTATTAGCGAGTGCCGAATAAACCTGTGCGCCAAGGGCATAAGCCGGGCCGCCGCTCAGCGTGCTCAATACCTGGCTGCGGTTATCGTACTTGTACCAGCTGGCGGCGTTATTGACGATAAAGACACCTGTGCCGATATGGTGAATTGAATCCAGACTCTGGGTCGGATTAGGCTGCTGAAGCCGAGTAATACCGGGCCGCGGCCGGTTTAACCCGTCAAGCTGGCTTAATCTGTTCTTGGCATCTTGGGCCACATCCTGATCAATCAAGCTTGGCGGCAACGAATTGTTTATCCCGGAGATCGGCGCGCTGACATCGACCAGCAGTGAATCATCAGGTTGCGGCTGGCCGCTGGAAGTAAATGAACGGGTAATCGGCATAAGCTTACATCCCGAACGGGTTCCAGCTGGTCGGCCTGTTCTGGTACCAACCTCTCAAATAATCACCGGTCTCATAGGTCACCGGGACCGCCTGTTGCGAAAATTCGCTCTGATTCTTCTCAATATTAATTGCCGCTTTGACGTGCTCCATAGCCAGGCCCTCGTCACTGGAGGATTTCTGCAGCATCTGCAGCCGTTTCCATAAAGCGCTGGTGGTAAAACAGATCAGCGCATCCCAAATATGGCTGATCCGCGGCACACTGTAATCGTTGTCGAGACTGTCCGGTTTCAGCTTGACCTGGGTCCGGATGTAAATCGAGAGCGGTGACCCGTCAGGATTCTTGCCGACGGGCGGCGGTTGCAAGACCAATTGCGTAAACTGGAATTCAGTCGTGCCTGGCGGCATCACCACAGGTCCGGGCCCTGACTGCGCCCCGATTGTTAGGCTGCTCGCCGTAATGTCTTTCGATAAAACCGTCACTGACGCATAAGAATTAACACTCGTCACGCTGACCGGAAGATAGGTGCCACCTGTGCCGGCGATTCCCTGTAATATAAAGCTCTCCGAAATCTTGGCGTTATTTGAATCCAATCCGGCGATGTAAAGAGTAAATGGCGCCGGGTTACTGGTCGTAAAGGTGAACTTTCCTGGATTCGGATACGGCCAGGCCTGGTTTTCCGCCCGGTAAAACCAGGGGGTGTTTCCAGGCAGATTAAAGGCGGGGTAAGTAAAGCGCTCGATCCAGTCGCGCTCACGATAATTGAGCCGGATATAATTGACGCTGTCATAGCTCATCGAACAGAAAATCACTTCCTCGGCGTCGTAGGGCAGAAAAAAGACGCCTTTCAAGGTCGGATCAATCAGTATCCCGTCCAGCGTCCGCATCGATTCGCGCCAGTTATGCGCGTCGTACAGGGTCGCGTACTTGAGCCGGATAGCCCGCTTCGCGTAAGCCAGCGCGTCACTGGAAATATCGCCAGTGGTTTCGCAGGCGAAAGCGGCAATATCCGAAAGCGTCATAACGTTTCACCATCCGGTGTCGACGGTGTAGTGCCAAGCTAAAATCTGATTAACGGCCGGAGGACCGGACAAGACAATTTGTCCATATCCCAACTCTCCTGCTTGCCCTACGCTGGAGACGTTAATATCCCCGCTCGTACTAACATTTCTCACGGTATTGACCGCTCCGGTACTGTAACTGTAAAGCACCGGATTCGCGCTCTTCGCCAAACGCTTCGGATACGAATAGGAACGCCAAATGGTGGAACCCGACAACATGTCGTTGGTATTAACCAACGTCCAGTTATTTAGCGTATTAGAAGTCCCGGCCTTAGTTCCGTAATCATACGATTTATCGTAATACCGCAAACACTCATCCAGATTTGCCGAGAACGGTTTATCGATCAGGGTGGTGCACTTGGCGCCGGGCTCGTGCTGGACGAAGGCGATTTGCAGACTGGAATTTGCCGGTTTAGATAAGATATTGTCCATCCCAATCGCACCGACGAAATTCCCCGCCTGAAAGGTATCATTTGCTGGAGTAATCATGCTGGAACCAGCAGCTAAACAAATAGTTATGGTATAACCTGCTACCCCGACAGCCTCACTCCAACCGCCGCCACTAGCCCAGATCGGAATATTCGGCAATTGAATCAACGTCATTACATTTGGAGTCGGAATGGTACAAAGCTTGACTAAGCTTCTTGTTCCACCGCTGTCTCGCAAAGCCATAGCGAATTTTAACCCCCCCGCAACGTTGGTTTGTACCAAGATAGATACCGAGTGAACATCGTCCATCAATTCTCGCATCAAAGGTCCCTCAACCGTGCTTTGGATTAACAGTTGATCACTTGCTGCCAGCGTCGGCTTCGATGCGGACTGAGTACTAAAATTAGATAGACCTTGAGAAATCCGAAAATTAGTTCCAGGAAGATCGATCGCCTGTCCAGTGGCTGTAGCCCAATAAGGCTGGACACCTGTATTGTTATATCCAAGCCAACGATCTTGCACCCATATTGTACCGTTGGCTGGCATCGTGCCGCCGGTTATCCGCTGATCGACCTCAAAATTCGGATTGCCACACGCATTAAAGGAGCGCAGCCGGACGGCCGTGATTTGCGAGGTCACGTCCACCTGATTCGACACACTGGTGATCAGCTGGCTCCCGGTAATTTGCGCGTAGGCTCCGGTGTTCTTAAGCTCCAAGAGTTGGTCCGTCGGATCCAGAGTCGCGCTGCTGGGCTTGGCGCTATAAAAGCTCGGCTGGATCACCGCCCCAGCCACAACATTATTAAGTTTTGTGGCGGTGATTCCCTTTTCCCCGTCTACGAAAGTATAGCCCGCAACTAGGTCGCTCATATCGCAAAAGTTAAGTTGTCCAAATAGACGTTCCCATTGGTCGCGCTCGGCCAGACAAAAGCCTGCCGGGCAATCGGATAAATATTGACGGCGCCACTGGTGGCAATCACCGCCTGAAACAGTTGCACGTCCCCGCTGGAATCGTAGCCGGCTAACGCACACCCGCGTTGCACGCTGGGTTGCGCACCAGCCGGCAAGGTGAAAGCTAGAGAGGCCGCGCCGGCCGCGTAAGCAATAATCCCCTCAGCAATCACTTTCACAAACGCGCCATTGGTCTCAATCCGGTAACGCGCAACTGTACCTTCGCTCCAGCCAGTGGCGTAACTCAGAGCTGTCCAGCTCCCGGAACTTACCCCCCCGCCGCCGCCGGCGGCCGCCGCACCACTAAAAGCCAGGATATCCCAGTTTGGCGATGCAGCCCCAGGGGTAAAGAGTAAATGAGTGCCATAAGCCGTAGTGCCAGCTGCCGCACCATCTTTACTGCCCACGGCTAAACTGCAATAGATGGGCGCCGTCGCAAAGAGCAGAGCCTGCTGCAGCCAATACATCGCGTTGTTGGACACCTGGGTTACCTGAAGCGTAACGCGGATCACCGTACCGCTCGTCACCACCAGCGGCGTGATATTGTGCCAATAAAGTTCGGCCGCGTTCGGAGTAGTCGTAAAAGTGTCCTTGACCGTACCGCCGACAGTCAACGTAATGACGTGCTGAGCTCCGACATTCTGCGCCAGGACATCGATGCCATACTGCTCGACCCAGCCCGCACTCGAGAGCGTCCATTCGTTATAAAGCGTATAAGAAGCCCGCGCGTTCTGAATCGCCGGAGTCCACGCCGGCAGAAGGTCCTCTTCCGCTCCGCTCGGCTGCGGCGCCGGCCGATCTGTGGTCGCCGTCTTAGCCACCATTGTCCAGTCGCCGTCCCTGGTGGTCTGCTGCGCCTGGAAGGATTGTGGCGGCCCGGTATAAGGCACCCATTGCATCGCACTTACCCCACCGCTGCTAGAGCCTACCGCGCTAGCCGGGATCTTGGCGTAGGTGCCCGCAGCCTGTAAAAGAATCAGGTAATCATTGGGGCCGTAAGTGCTCACCGCCGTTTTATCGCTGATAAAGGCCGGCTGAATCGTCGCGTCGGTCCAGGCCAGATTAAGCTTCTTGGCCGTGATCCCGCCATCAGCCTGGTTGGTAAAGACGATATCGGTTAAAAGCTCAGAGCTCATGCACTGAGAGCGTGTTTAGCGTAAAGCTGAAAAAGGAAGTAAAAAAGCCAGTAAACCAGAATGAAAAAAGAGATAATCAACACGGTTAGCTGTAAATCTTTCACACTTCAGTGAACTTTTTGGTTCTGGCTACAGCTTCCAAAATTTCCTCAAACTCATCGTAAGAAATCTTCATGACATGCTCGCCTGCCACGATAACGATCTCTTCGGGCTCAAGTTCAACAGAGCAGCTTTTCAGTTGGACAATGGTATGTGTCATGGTGGCAGCTCGAGCTGTTTTTCCCGCTTTTTTACGAAGTCCTGCAACTGTTCCAGAATCTTTGTCTGGTTATTTAAGATTTTCTCCTGATTAGTCAGTGCCGATAATTGTCTGATTTCAAAAGCGTCCAGACCCTCCTTAAATTCGCCTAACGTTTTCCGATTAGCCGCGCTGTCCAGGTTCCCCTGATGAAATTCAACCGTCGCCGCTTTCATCCATTCATGAATCTCAGCCACCTGTTTAACCAATTCCTGTTTGATCCGTTGTTCGCCTTCCCAAGCTACCCGGCGGCTGACCTCAATCTCCTGTTTATTTCTGTCGCTCGAATTCCAGGTCGCCGCCCAATTGCCCAGCCCGCTCAACGCCACCAGCGCCACCGTCCCCAGCTGGACCCAGTGGCTGCCGCTCGAGGCGAGCGTCGTTAATAGCTTGCTCGTAGCAGCAGCAGTCGCGTTTTCTTTCTCCGGTGCCATGCTCCATACTCTACCAGTACTCAAAGACCCGTAACCGTTTGCGGTCATGCTTAAACCCGTGAGCCTTAAATATCTCGACCGCAGCGTCCAGTACCGGGCCGTTGACCGCAGGGGACAGCTCCCAGGCCGCCCCGTACCAGAACAAACTCGGGGCCGCGCCATCCCCGAAACAGTAGCATTTGACGAATTGATTGAGTCCGTTCGCCTTGCGTTCGGCTAAAGACAGTCGGCTCGAGATATCCACGTAAACGCGCTCTATAGCCCCCAGCATGCGTCGGTTCATCCGGACCTTAGGCAGATACACCTCCGGGAAAAAAGCGTGCTGCAGCATCTCAGGCATCCGCAGAGCCTTGATATTGCGCCCTTCCCAGCTCGGTGTCGGCAACCCGTCAAGCCCGATATCGAACTTGCCATAAACCGCTTCCATCTCGGCCACCGGCCCGTTAAGCGCCATTAAATCAACGTTTCTCATAGAGCCCCTTAATCACCTTTTTCGGTGCCACCAGCTTCATCCGGGCCCCGTCCCGGATCTCGCGCGCGTAGTAATGCCGCAGGATCGCGGCGGAATCTTCGGCTTTCCGCCGTTCACCCTCAGGGCGCTTATCTCTGACAATGATTTGCACGCGCTCTAGTAACCGCTTAATGCCCGGCCCAGAGCCGCGCCTTTGCGTAATCTTCGGCCCATCTGCGCGGTCGTCTCGCCCGTGGGCGTCATCATCCCGCCTATCGGCACCCCACTGGTCCGCGGCATCCCCGGCAGATTCGGCATTCCTTTAGAGGTCATCGTCCGGTTTGCTGGACGCAGCGGGGCCGCTCCCAGTGGCCGCCCGAGCCCGTCCGCACCGCTGGCCGGCCCGCTCGGACCGCCCCCGGCACCGCTCGGCGGAGTGCTTTCTTCGCCTTCCTCGCCCTGCTCTTCCTCGGGCGTTTCGCTCGCCTCCTCGCTGACCGGTTCCCCGTTAATCGAATCGATCTCCAGCGTTGCCGTCCCGCCACTTACGCTTTTCACGGTGGCATCGAAACTTGCCGAGACTTTATCCCCAACTTCCGGAGGAACGCCTCCCTCCTCTAAAGCAGTTAGTGGCACATCCGCCGTATAACCACCCCCGGCCTTAGGGCTTATCCCAATTGCAATTGTTGCCATTTTATGTACTCAATATTTCGTTAATTTTACCGTATGATATAGAATGGAAATTACTGATTTAACTAATAAGCAATTTGGCTACTGGCTGATCAAAGGCCCTTACCAAACCAAGAAATCCCCTAAAGGCAGATTTCGGACCTATTGGTTCTGCCAATGCGTCGCTCCCAACGGGGACGGCATTTGCGGCAAACACCGATGGGTACTCGCCGACAACTTGAAAAAAGGCAGCTCGACCAATTGCGGTTGCATGAAACCGCGCCACACACCAGCTCAAGAGCTCCATTACCAAAAGCTTAGTGCTTCTGGTCTGACTCATGGCATGACGGGCAAACGTCTTTACCGCGTTTGGCAAAGCATGAAAGCCCGCTGCGAGAATCCTAACAACTACGCATACAGGAACTACGGTGCTCGCGGAATCAGAGTTTGCGATGAATGGCAAACCTACGAACCGTTTCAAAATTGGGCTTTGGCAAACGGATACAGCGAGCATCTGACGATTGAGCGCAATGATCCAAACGGCAACTATGAACCAAACAACTGCCGTTTCATCACACTGAGTGAACAAACGCGCAACAAACGCAATACCATCTGGATCAAAGACCAAAACCATTTAATCAGTCTTTCAACCTATTGTTACAATCATGCCGTTCCATATCTTCAGGTTTGGTCAGCTTTAAAGATTAAAGATAATCATCCCGATGTTTGGGAACGTTTGCAATCTCCTCTAACGTAGGCTATTATGTGGGCGTGTACGCACTCAAAGTTTGTACAACTACTCCATTCCAGGTACTTAAACAAACGGCGTTGTAAAAGGTCTTCCACGCATACGTGTAAAATTGGTTGAACGGGTTAGCCGAATCCGGCTCCGTGATCGTGGTCACCTTCGGTTTAGGCGGGTTTTCCCCTTCCAGGTCCGGTACCGCAAAGGCGTCTTTACCAAAGACCAGTGCCGCAATGATGTTGCCCCCGGCCACGTAAACGCCTTCGGTCCCGGCGCCGTTCTGGTAGCTCGAGTTCGTTGTTCGCAACACTTTGATTCCGAACAGACGGCCAACTTCGCCTTTCCAGATCTGGTCGGGTTTCTGGAACGCGCTCGCGTACGTCCAGGCGCTGCCCTGTTCCTCGACCAGGTCGCGTTCCTGTTCCGGGCTAAGTACGGCGACAAAACAGTTGTCGTCGAATTCCTTAGCTCGATTGAGCCGCAATTCGGTACAGACATCGATCAATTCGTCACTGGAAATCCGTCCCTGTTGCGGGGTTAACGCGTTCAAGGTCGCGAACGTGGTGGCCGTGCCGGCGTAACGGCGGGTGAACTTTGTCGGTTCTTCTGTGGTCCCGTTGATGCAGGCTTCCCGAATCAGTTGGTCGCACCAGAGCGCGGCTTCTTCGCCAAACTTTTCCATCAACGCTTCGCCGGTGTTCAAGAACTCCGTCTCATCGACAATATCGCTGACCTGCGCATACCCGCCGTACTGTTGAAGTGTGCGCGTGATAAATTCGAAAATCAGTTTGTACGGCGCATTGGACGGCGGGGTCCCTTCGGTAAGAGTAATAACATTAGTAACATCAGCAGGAGGACTGCGGAACATTCTAATTGTCTTACTGCCTTGGCCCTTTGGAATCGAGGCCTTGTAGGCAGGCTCATACAATTGCAGAGTATGAATCTGATGCTCTAAGAGCTTGTTCGAAAAATAGAGGCGATACTCACTAGCTTTATCAACACTGGTGACAGCCCCGTATACAGGAGGAGGCATATGTAACTAGATTTGCATTAGAACCAAGGCACCCCATGTTTGTCGGCATTAGCCAGTAAATGCTTGCGCATGTCTTTGGTCGAAAGCCGCTCAAAATCGCTTAAGCTTTCAACCTGTGCTCCGCTGCCCACTCGGGCCGGAGCGCCCGCACCAATCCCGGTCAAACCCTGGTAACGCTTCAGTTCTTCTTTTAATTTGGAGAGTTCCGTCTGCAGACCCTTATTGTCCGCTTCCAGTAACCCCATTCTTGCCCGATGATATGCCGCAACGATCCCGCGCGGGTGTTGACGGTAAATGTTGCCATCTTCACTGGCCATAATTTGGCGAAGGAGCGTATCCAGCCGCGTACCGGCCCTCATAAACTCAGGGTCAGCTTGCGAGAGCTCCAGTTCGGTCCGTTCCCATTCGGTCCTAAACTCAGGCGAACCGGAAGCCGGCATTTCGATCGTGCGCGACCGGCGTTCGGCTTCAGCTTCGCCTTCTAAGCGTGCCAGTTCTTTTTGCGCTGAATCGACTAAATGAGCCTTTTCAGTGTCCCAGGGCTCAGCTTCAGCAGCTTTGCGCCAGCCCGGCAGATATTTCTTGATATCTGCCGCCGTGTAGCTCGGCGCGCTCGCTTTCTGGGCCGTTTGTGCGCGTTCCTGCATAAACGCTGCGCGCTCACGCTGAAACGCGTCTCGCTCGGCTCTAAAGGCCGCTCGTTCGCGTTTGGTCCGTTCGTACCGGCTAAGTTCCTTCTTTTGTTGGGAAGGACCCTGCCTCTGATCGTTGCTCCCAGATTCGCCGGCACCGGATGGCTGCGCATCGCTTCGCTCACCTGTCTCACCAAGCTTGTGATGATAAACTTCACCCCCACTCGGTTCTCCGACACTAGATTCGCTCGGGGGCGCTTGCGTTACCGCCGCACTTGCCGTTTCCTCTGGCATATCTCGTTCTGTTCTCTCGTTTATCTGCCGATTGCTCCGCGACCGCCTATCCAACGCCAGTCATCGGCTTTACCCCTGGCGTTTGCCCCTCTAAGAGGCACGGATTCGCTGTCCTCTAGACTCTCAACACTGCTCTCCTCCTGTATTGCCGGGAAAACACGCAGCCTATGTAAGACAGCCAATAGATCCTGCATCCCGCGCGCATGCGCATTGGCGCTCACCGAGCTCCGGTAAACCGCTCCAAAAGTCGCATTCGCCACGGTCTGACGCAGAAATTCAAAAAGCTTTATACCACAACTGCTCTTGCAAAACACTTCAAATGCATCGCGCTCGCCTTCGGTCCAAGCGACCGCGCGCACAATCGGCCGACTCAAGACCAAGCGCAGATACCATCGCAAAATCGTTTTCATCCCATTGGTAAGTTGCTGCCGTTGCCCCCTCCGGGATTGACCGGCACAGCCGGCGCTCCGGCAAAAGGACTGCCCGGTGCCGGGGCCTGTGGCGGCGTAGGACCGGGCGGCGGCGCCGGCCCCGGTGCAGCACCCGGCGGCGCACCACCAATCCCCGGCGGAGCACCACCGCGTAAACCCGCTAAGGCTCCTTGCGCATTCTGCATCGCGCCTTGCTGGGCCTGCATCTGTTTCTGGGTCTGCGCCACTTTCTGGATAAAGGGCGCTATCGCCGCAGCGTGCGCTTTCCAGTATTGCGGGTTAGCTCGTGCCGCTTGTATATGCATCTGCATGTGCGCAATGAACATGCTCATTTCCTGCGGCCGAATTTGCTCGCCGCGCTGCCCTTGGCTGCTTAAAAATCCATCCTCAATCTGTAAATGAATAAGATGATCGTCACTGGGTTTAACCTGTGGCTGAAAACCGTCCGCCAACAACGTGTTCTCTATGGCTTGTTGCTCGGCCTGATCGCTCTGAACGTCCTGCGGCTCCTGGTAAAGGTCCTGGATCCATTGCGCATCCATGAGTTCGATGATCTTCTTGTCGAGCTCCGGGACTACAATCCAGGGACTGCCTTGAGCGAGTTGCCGTAACTGCATCAGTTTCTGGATCTCGCGTTCGCGGCTATAACCGTCCACGCTGCCGTTGGGTTTGAGGACGTACTTGTTGTCAAATGC